AGTCGGCATTGCCTGGAATGTATGATATTATGCGCCAGAATCCGGAATTGATGCAACAATTTACACAAGCAGCCGTTTCATCAATGTCGAGTAATATGGGCGGTGGCGGTGGCGGTGGCGGTGGCGGTGGCGGCCGCGGGGCAGGGTTTGGAAACTTTATGAATGATATCATTGGAGGAAACGGCGGGGGTGGTGGTGGTGGGCGCAATAATGAACCTCCCGCATACGCGCAACATCGCCCTCCGCCTCCACCGATTGCAACGAAAGGCCCAGTTGCCCCACCTCCACCTGTTCGACCAGGCGCGACAGCAATGCCAACACCAATGCAAATGCAAATGCAAGAACAAAAAATGCGCAGACCAGAAATGCGCGGACCCACTACTGACGTCTCGGATATGATGTCGCGTCTGAAGACGAAGACGATTAATATTCAACCGTCGGGAAGCGGCGGTGGCGGTGGCGGTGGCAATAGCGCACTACAGGAACAAGGGAGTTTGACGCTTCAAAATATTCTTTCGGGGATGACGGGAAGTGGTGGCGGGGACGATATTAACCTTGAACCTACCGTTGTGAATGTGTCTAGTTTAGGTGATATTCCTCAAGATTCTACACCGCATAAATCAAAGCGAAGACAGAGGTCGGATAAAAATACCGTGAGTATGGACTTATAACAATCAGCATCGCAAATCACCCGGCACGGCGTGAAACCCGATAGAACCCCGATCAAATGAATATAAACATTATATAAACATAACCTACATATACATATACATAAATCATCGTGTTATAAATGGCAACCGCACAATTCAAACCGATATGCACACAAAATGATATGAGACTCGGAAAAAACCCCGAAATGAAACTGTTTACATTAGAATACACCTACCTCAATCCGCACTTTAATATTGTATCGCTTATTAATGTGAATCTTCATAAACTACTCCACGAGGTGAATAAAGATATTATTGACGACCTAATTATTGAATCTAATCCGAACGATGACCCGTCGGAACATAATATCCTCTATAAGTTTCGAGATATGGGCGGAGATTTAGGCGGGTTTAAGACGTACATGTATGTTTCTACTAAAATCGCAAAGAGATACGCAAGTACCGGAAATACAGAGATTATTTTTACAAGCAAAAGCATACCTTGCCCAGAACACGCAGAACTTGTCCAGCAAAAGTATAAACTGTTGGAATATCCGCTTTATATTCAAAAATATATTTACCGTGAGTCATCATCTGCGGTTGAGTCTATTGCGGCCTTATCAAATGTGCAGGTACTTCATATGTTTAAACTTAAACCCGACAATGAATCGGAACTCACTGTTGCGATGGAAAACGCGATTGGCATTCTTATCAAAAAAATGTATTTGAGATTAAAAATCGCCATTGAAAATCTACGGACGTGAGTACAATATACCTTTAGCGTAATATGTATTAGAATAATACATCTTATATACTTATACGGATTCATACGCGTCGTCGAAATACAAGTGGCGAGGATGGATGATTTATTAAAGGAATATATACAATCTGAAAAAAACAACCGGATAGACGCCGACGCCGACGCCGACGCCGACCCTGACCATAACGCCGACCAAATCGATTATGATGATTATGTCGAAAGAACAAAGCAATATTACGCCAAAATGTCGTGCGCTGATTTTTGCAGAGCAATATGGTTCACGGTATCGTCGTGCCATATTTGCGTCTCGGAGTATCTAAAATATAAGATTGGATGGAAGACGCGCAATAATGCAATCATCGATGTGAGTAAACGCCTGGCAACAAAGAATATGATGTACGTCAAGATTTTCCAGGCGTTTGCAACAAACAGAAATATCGTATCCACGGAACTCAATCAATTCTTCAGTGATTATACCGATAATGTTTACTTCACGCGTGATGAATATGACATAAAAGAACTTAAAGAGATTGAATCCCGTTCAGCGGACTGCTTTCCATATCGACGAATTCGTATTGTAAATGACTATACCCCGATAAAATCCGGGCTTATGTCGCTTATTTTCAAAGCATATATCGTGTCGGATGACGCCGATGATGATGCTGATATCGCTACCCCCGTGGTTATTAAATACCTGCGTAAAAACATTCGCAAAAACTTCAATTCATCGATGAATAATCTGGTCGTTTTCGCGAAATTGACGAAATATGTTCCTTACCTTCGGACATTAAATGTCGAAAACTTGATTCTTCAGAATATCGTGTGTTTGAATGACCAGGTATGCTTTCGTAAAGAATTGGCCAATATAACCACGTATTATAATCGATGGAAAAATTACGAGTTTGTTAGAATACCGAAACCTTACCACGACTACACGGAAAAGATTAACCCCGATGTTATTGTTATGGAATACATCGATGGAATGAAAATAACCGAGATTGACCCGGAAGATTACGACCAATTTGGAAAGGCACTGGCGGCGTTTAACGCGAACGCTGCATTTTGTAGTTCAATCTATCACGGCGATTTACACCCTGGAAACATTTTATTCATTAAAGAGCCTCGAGATATCTCGTCGTCAGATGCCGCCGCTATTTATAAAATCGGTATTCTTGATTTCGGTATTATCGGTCGCTTATCACGCACAGACCAAGAATTATTGTTTAAAGCGATGAAACTTATATATCAGCGAAAATTCGAGAAGATTGTAGATATCATTGTAAGTTGCGAATTATCTGAACCGATAACAAATGAAATTAACTCGAATGTTATTCCTGAAAAAAATACGGAGAAATACGGTAAACTCCGCGATGAATTACGAAGAGTTCTTATAATGTATACTACCCCTGAAATAAAATTCTTTGGCGTATCCGAAATCTATGAAATCAACTACATTTTGAATAATTACGGAATGATGTTCAAGCGGTCATTATATCGTCTATTCATAACTGTAGCTATTATGGACTCCATTGGAACACGCCTTGGGACTAAAATGAGCTATATGCAATATATGACCGATATCGTCGTTGAATTATTCAATATCAAGATCGACGAAGACGACGAAGACGAGGACGACGAGGACGATGAGGACGACGAGGACGAGGACGCATAAATCGCACACAAACGAATCAATATTAAATAAAGCTTACTAATATTGATTACATATAGCACCACACCACCCGATATGAAAATCGGAATTGTTGGAAATGGATTCGTGGGTCGCGCTACCCAAATCTTCGCAAAGAACTATTTCACAAGAGACGAACCCGGCAACCATTCCGAGAGAAATGAATCTCTTTCGGATAAAATAAAAATTCCATTTTTTAAGCGAATCTTCTTCAAACCAATAACTGTATATATTTATGATATACGCCCAGAAGCGTGTCAACCGCCGGGTATAACATTAGAAGACCTTGACCGTGAATGCGATCTCCTATTCTTCTGTCTTCCAACTCCACTTCATCACGATGGTTCGTGTTATACCCAGATATTAGAAGATACGATTGCCCGGTGTAATAATCCATTCAAAATTATTCGTAGCACAATCCCCGTCGGTTTCGCGGCAAAACACGGATGCTATTTTATGCCCGAGTTTCTTACCGAAGCCAACTGGGAGAACGATTTTCGAAGCACGAAAGAGTGGGTAGTTGGCATACCAACAACATCGTGTGCAACAATAACCGCAACTACAACCGCAGAATCCGCAACCACAAATGATTCTATAAAAGTAGTCTCTGAATTGAGACACCAAGAGTTTAAGACCCATATAACCAAACTCATTCGGCGTAGTCATAAAAACGGTGCGATCGATTCGTCCGTCATAACATTTTGCGATACAAATGAAGCCGAAATGTTGAAACTGATGAAGAACTGCTTTCTTTCCGCAAAGGTCAGTATAATGAATGAACTTTATGATTTTTGCAGCGCAACCCGCACGGATTATGAACGCGTTGCCACACTCGCAAAAAAAGACCAACGGATGGGAACGACGCATTTTCAAGTCCCGGGGCCGGATGGCCGACGCGGATTCGGCGGAACGTGTTTTCCGAAAGATACGCACAGCTTGTACTGTCAGATGAATGCACACGGCGTCTGCCCTCACATATATCCGGCAATCCTCGCCCGAAATGATACAGTCGACCGCCCGGAGCGCGAATGGTCGCGTGATGTCTGGCGCACGACGATTCCACTTCCAACTCCTGAATCAAAAGTCGTCGTGGTCTTTTCAGATGATTCGCACTATCTCCGCGACATCATTAGCACCAACCTCGCAAAGAATAATGTCGTTATCCAGGTTGTTCGTGAGCGCAGACACAGTGTATCGCATACAACACATAAGAATCTCCTTGTCCAATACCACACCAATCCAAACGCGCCATTGTTCTTTCCTCGCGTGGATGAATGCTATTATACAACACGCGTGAGAGATTCATTATACAATATAACGCGTGAGGTATTGCGTGTTATTGATTTATGGAATAACCACGAACAAATGACACTGTATGTTGTGAAACAGTCGCGAAATGATGACCCGGAGGAGGAGGAGGAGGAGGAGGAGGCGTGCAGTGAGAGCGGAACCGAAGGGTTTGATAGCGACCAAAATGACAGAACTGAATCAGACGAAGTGTACGATAAATCTTATTATGACTATGCACCCGCGATATTTGAAGAATATTTCACAAAGGTGATCTCGATTATACCGAATATTAAACGCCGGCTGGTCGTGCTTTTCTAGTATATTTATGGTTTTCGCGAGGTTTAGACGTGTTGGATATTTTTCGTTTTGTGTTATGATGTGAACGCACAATGCGGGGGCGTTTTCTGGTTCGGTGTTTGTTGCCGCCGCGGCTGCCGCTCTTTTTACTCGTAGTCTGCTGTTTTCTCTGGATAGCTGCATTTCTCTGGATAGCTGCATTTCTCTGGATAGCTGCATCTAACCTCTTTTCTAACTCTGAAATGGCGATGTTCTCGAACTCGCTCTCAAGTGGAAAGGGTAGTGGGTTCCTCATAAATGATTTTTCATGAGCAGGGTTCATGACGTTTTCCTCAATATAAATACGCTTTATCAGGCGTTCTCGATCTTTTACTTGTTCTTCAAGTCTTTTCTTGAGGTCAGGATATACCTCTTCTAATGATTCTATAACTTTAGTTGGGTCATTATATTTTTTTATGGCGTTAAGTCCCCCCGTTGACAACAACAGTGCCTCCTCCGCCGCCGCCGCCGCATTTTTTGTAGGTCGCGGGGTTTCAGGTGGCTGACCGCTCGGCGGTCTATGCGAGTCTGTGGCGCCGCGTGGACTGTCCTCTCCAGAAGAACCTTGCGACCCCGCCTGATCCGCCACCGCCACATTTATTCCAATTAGTCGTTGTCGTCGTATTTTAGGTGGCAGACCGCTCGGCGGTCGTACTGTGACTGTGGCGCCGCGTGGACTGGGTACTGCAGAAGAATCAGAAGAACCTTGCAACTGCGCCGATGACGGTTGCCATGGGGTTACCCCACACAAAAAATCTTGTATCCCATGAAGCAACGGCTGTAAGGATGGGTCTCGTTTTATTCCAGAAGTAAAGTTGTCGTTTACAGTTGATTGGTATGTTGCAGCACCTGTTGTAAAAATGCCAAGTAATGATCCATCATCCATTTTTCGCATCCATCCAATAAACATATCATGAAGATGCTTTAATAATTCACGACAATCAATAAGTATTTGTTGTTTTTTTTCAATAACACCAAGGTCGCTTGATGTATTATCTCTATACGAAACGCGAAGTGTGTCAGCACTATCAGTATAATATAAATGAAATGCTATTAAAATAACCCAATTCAACATAAACCGATATTGTTGGTCTTTTTTATTGATGGTATTCTTTGTTAAAAAGTCTGATAACATATCACGAATAGCCGTTCTTGTTGTGGAATACGCATGGCATTGTGATAATATGTTCATAAAAAGCTCGTCAAATAATGTATTTTTTTGACGGTTTTTCCAGGTAAGGTCGTTTCTGAGTTTTTCGAGAGCCCCTCCACCCCCTACCAGTTTACTAAGTGTTGATTTAAATTTTTCAGATTCAAAAATACTTCTTAATACGGTGATAGAACCTGTATTGTAATCCATAAACCTCCACAGTTCGTTATACAACTCAGAAGGTGTCGGGGTGGATGTTTTAGCGGCTGCTGATAATCGCGATGACGACGGCGATGAAGGTGAAGGTAGCGGATCTAATAATTCTTTGATTAGTTTGGAAATACTTGATTTATGAACTGCTTTTTTTCCGAGCAAATCATAAAATGGGTTAGTATCGGTATTTTGGATGAATACCGTTTCATCCTTCCACTTATGTGCATTTTTTTTGCCACTAATTTTCTCTATTTCAGCGGTCATTTCTGCTGTTGTGGTAATGCTACGGACATCGGGAGTGGAACCGCTATCTTTTTTCTCTAAGGTTGTTAGAAAATCATCTGTTAATATTTCATCTGCGCTTTTAAACCCTAAAAATATCTCCCGTATTTCTGGTATCATTCTATTTACCTTAATGATTTTCACAACATCGCCTTTACCAGCACCCCCGTGTTGATTATTACGTATACCGCCACCAAGATCGGCATACCTACCAGCACCACCACCGGCACCACCACTACCACCACCACCAGCACCAGCACCACCACCAGCACCACCACCAGCACCACCACCAGCACCACCAGCATCATCATCATCAGCATCAGCATCACCATCAATGTCATCAGCATTCTTCTCTCCATAAACGAAAACTGTTAATACATCAAGATCTTTTGATGGAACACTCGCTCTTGATACAGTCACGGTTGGTCGAGTCGCTTTTGCTGAAGTTGCTGGAGGCTTTGGAGCCGATGTTAGTGCAACATCATCATAGTCAATATCTTCGTATTCTACACTATCCGCATCAGCGGCAGCAGCAGCAGCGGAAGCGGCGGAAGACTTCTCGTTTTTAGGTGTAGGTATAAAGATGGAATATCTCCTCCGTCCAGAGTTTCTCTTAGATTCAGATTCAGACATATCATCCGGGCCAGGGTCAGGGTCAATTTCTTTAATTTTCTGCATAGCTTCAGCGAATTTCACCGCCTCCTCTTGATGCTTCCTTTGTAATTCCGCAGCAGCAGCAGCAGCAGCATCCTCCTCTTGCTGCTTCCTTTGTAATTCAGCAGCAGCAGCAGCAGCAGCAGCAGCAGCAGTTTTCTCCTCCTCCGCCTTCTCCTCTGCCTTCTTCTTGGCTTCAGCCTTCAGCCTATCATCCTCAGCATTCTTCGCTTCAGCCGCCGCTTTCAGCCTCTCATCCTCCAGCTTCTTTGCTTCAGCTGCAGCCTTCCGCCTTTCTTCCTCTGCTTTCGCTACATAAATATTTTGAGCGTTTGCTCGACGAAAAGCAGCCTGAAGTTTAGCGGCCTTTGCTTCAGCAGCGGCCTTTGCTTCAGCTGCAGCCTTCAGCCTTTCTTCCTCTGCTTTCGCTACATAAATATTTTGAGCGTTTGCTCGACGAAAAGCAGCCTGAAGTTTAGCGGCCTTTGCTTCAGCAGCAGCCTTTGCTTCAGCAGCAGCCTTTGCTTCAGCAGCAGCCTTTGCTTCAGCAGCAGCCTTTGCTTCAGCAGCAGCCTTTGCTTCAGCAGCCGCCTTTGCTTCAGCGGCAGCCTTTGCCCGTAAGATACTAAGAAACTCTTTAAGGCCGTCATTGTTCGTTGCAATATCGGACCTTAACACATTATATTCCCTAGTTATACGTTCTAACGCTCTCGCAGTAAGTTTTGGTTCTATCAAAAAACCTCTGCAGAAACTACGGTGTTCTTCTATTCGATTCATCATCGCTCCTTCTTTACCGCCGAACTCATTGTGCTTTTTTTTTAATCCGTTCCATAGTTCAGATTGTGCCGGGTCCAAAACAACAACCCCTTCCATTTTTACTTATATTTATCAGTGATATAAATATAAGACGTTTATACGACCTAAATAAACCCATTAAATAG